TGTGGGAATTGATGTATCGTTATTATTACTACCTACTCCTTCAGCAGCAGTTATAATTGCAGACCCAGCAAAATCATCAACTTCTAAATTAGAAATGGAGTTTCCAGTTCCGTTTGCATCAAAAGATTTATTAGTTAATGCAGTTGCAATACCAACCTGCCAAGTATTAATAAAATAGAAATCAGTTGTATAAGATGAAATACCAGCATTAGTTGTGGATGCAGCCTCACCAGAAATGGTGAGAGAATCATTATTTTGACTAACTAAAACGTCAATACCTTCACCAGAATTGAATGTAATTGAATCACCAGAAGTAATATTTGATGTATTTGTCCCATCACTTATACCAAATCCACTAAATCCCGAAGTCTGATTTACCCAAGAAAGATTTCCAGATCCATCAGTTTTTAGAACTTGGTTGGGAGAACCAGCACCATCTGGAAGTCTTAAAGTTACATTAGATGTAACCGCAGATGGTGCTGCAAGAGCAATATAATTAATCCCATTATCAGTATCTTCGTAAAATCTAATAGCACCAGAATCTGCCGAAGATGATTTGTAGAGCATCTCTAATGATGCTAGATAAGTCCCATTACTAGCGACTGTACTTCCTGCACCACTTCCAGTTCCGCCATTATCGCCAACATAAAGAACTTTATTGCTTTGATCATATATTGGTTCACCTGCATAAAAAATATTGCCAGGAGCACCAGATCCTCTTTTAAGCTGAAGTCTGTTTGACATTTTTTTTATTTAATACTTCTTATGTTATTTAGAGAAATATGCAGTACAATTACTAATATGAACCATAATCAACAATCTCGGGAGATGGATTGTAATCATTATTAATCCCAAAATAAGTTTTAGGATCTACAAATTTAAATCTAAGAATTTTTGGGTCATAAATCATAATATAATCAGTACTGATACCACTCAAATTAGAAGTATCAATATCAGTAATTGTAGATAATTTAACGCCAGTAAGAAGTGACCCATCACCAACAAAACTTGAAGCAGTCACAACTCCAGTATAAGATACATTACCAGCATAAGATACATTAGTACGATCTACACTATGAATAATAGTATTGTTTGTATCAGTAAATACTACAGAACCATTGACATTTGATATGTTTACTGCAGAAGTACCAGAACCTACTACTACAGTATTTGCAATAATGTTGGATAGATTTCCACCAATATCTAAAAATCTAATGTCTCCTGTAGAATGATCTCTACGAATCTTCACATCAGCAAGAACAATCGCATTATCATTTGGATCTAGGGTAATTGTTCCTGTACCAATTGAAAGAATACCGGTAACTCTTGCATTACCTTTAACAACCAAATCTTCAGTAAATGTTGTTCCACTTCCAATAGGATCAATAATTAGTCTAGTTGCTGTTGATAACCCAACAGACATTCCAAGACTGGAAGTATTACCAAGTCCTAAGGTATCATTGAGTGTTTGAGAACCACCTCCTCCTCCTATTGCACCTACCCATTTACCACTAGCTGCATCATACTTTAAAAACTTGCCGTCAACTTTTGCAGTATCTCTATCAACATCATCAAGAAACTCAAGGCGAGTTTCGCCACCACCACCTAATGTGGAGAGTTGTTGTTGAACTCTATTGATAAACAATCTATAGTGATTTGATAAATCTTCAAGAGTTGCAAATTTTTGATCTGTTGGAGTTAATGGGTCTTTATTCTCAATTTCTGGTGGTTCATTTAAAAGACCTTCTTTAAGGTCAATTTGTTCAGATTTAATATTCTCAACAATAGATTGAAGTTCTTTTAATTCAATTTTAAAAGAATCTTCTATAGAAGAAACATTTTTTTGAATTTTTTTTATATCTTCATCATAATATTTTACTTTTGGAAAATTGGAAATTGTTGAATTTAATTTCTCAATTTCTTCAGAATATTTCCCAAACTTGGTATCAAATGATGTATACTCTTTCTTAAGATCCCCAATCTTTTTGTCAAAATCTTTATCTAAATTTTTTGATAATTCTTTAAGCTCTTTTTTGAGAGATTTTACATCTTGTTTATTGATATTTTTAAGATCTAAAATCTTTACTTCATATAAATCAATATCTTTCTTTAAAGAATTTTTTAAATTAGTTATTCTATCATTAATATTTGAATCTGAATCTACCTTAGACTCAAAAAATTTGACATCAATATTCTCAGAAAGATCATTTATCTTCTTATCAACTAAATCTACGGTATCATCTATCTTACAGTCTAGTCTTGAGATATCCTCATCATAATATTTTACTTCCGGCAACTCATCAACTTTTTCTTGAAGATTTGATACCTCAGATTCAATTAATTGAATTTCCTCTTCGTAGTATCTTACTTCTGGTAAATTTATTATAGTTTGTCTTATATAATCAATTCTTTCTGTTAAGAGATTAATATCTTCATCATAATACTTTACTTCTGGAACCTCTACAGGTTCTGGAATTTGATTTTGTACGCTTTCAATTAAATTTAATAATTGTAGTATTTCTTCATCATACGACTTAAATTCTGGAATTTCTGGAATACTATTTCTTACTTCTTCTATGAGTACCTTTAAATCCTCTATGGGATCTTCTTCTAGTACTTCTTCTTCTATTGCTTCTTCTTCTATTATTTCTTCAATATAATCATCTATGGACGGAAGATTTTCATCAATATCTTCTTCTAAGATAACCTCTTCTTCACAAAAATAGTCATCAATAGATTCTAGATTTTTTTCCTTTAGATTTTCTAATAAATTATCAACTGTTTCTAAATTTTTTCCACTACCAATCAGATCATCTATTGATGGTAAATTCTGATCGTTTATATCATTCCTATATTCGGACATTTAGAAAATCATTTATATCTATTTATTTTCTTCCAATTGCTTTGATTTTAGAAGTTTTGCAAGTTCTGCGGTTGATCCAACAAAAAGTGCATTTGTAACATTTGTAGGTCCCCGCACCCCCCTATCCTCTTCAATATCTTTTAGCTTCTTTTGGAGATCCATCAATTTGTCAGTTGCATCAGATACATTTTTTATTAATTGACCAGCAACTTCATATGCACGAGGCATTTCACTTTCTCTGGCAAGTTCAAGAATTCCGTTAATTGCTTCTTGACCCTTTTCTATGAGGGAGTATAAATTTCCCCTTGTGTACTCATAATCTTTTTTTACATCATCAATTGCAGATGTAACTTTTTCAATTTTATTTGTGGAAGATTCTTCCGTGTCGATAGATACTATCTCTCCAGTAACATTAAATGCTTCGTTCAGGTTATCAAATTTATTTGTCATTTTAATTCAAGTTACTACGTGGTAGATCCACTAAATCCAAAATCATCACCTGTAGGAATAAGGAGATTATCTGATGTTGTGATTGATTTTACTTGAGCTCCGGTAAGGTGAGGTACAACAGCTGTCCCATCTCTTCCCCTATCGACAGTAAGAACATTTCCAGATTTTGATTTTACAAAAACTTCTTCACCTTCTATATCAAGATATGTATTTGCAGCAATTGAAGTTGCATTGTTTACTGAAATTAAAATATCTTCAATTGCAATATCTTCGGATATATTTGTAACAACAATTCCGGTATAATTTTTAATTGCTCTTGGACTTGCAGAATATACAATTTCTCTTGATGGAGTAGAGTTTGATTCGCCAGCAATAAGACTGACCGACATTCTCTTAATAACATCTTTCGACGCAGAATGTATTGGACCAAACAAGTATGTTTTTGCCGAAAATCTTAAAGTATAGATGAGAACTCTTCTTGTTGTAAAATTTCCTTCATAGTCATCTTGCATAGTAATATTTTCCAAAACTATGGGAATATCTCTCTTTTCATTAATACTCGATACTAAATCTACTGTTATATTATATGATGGTTGAAAATATGGTAAAATTTGCTCCACAATTTGAAGAGCATCATCATTTAACTTTGACATTATACTCAATTCAAACTGCATATTATATGGAACGGGC